ACACAATATTGAAAGCATTAGTTATAGAAAGAGCAATCTTTTTTGTAATTCTTCCTTTCTTTAGATTCAATGGTGATGCTGGATTGAGAACTGTCAGTGCAGATATATCTAGAGACGAGCAGATACACGTAGCAACAAATAGTTTGGTGTGTGCAGAGCTTGGTCTTAAACCAAGTCCTTCTTTAGACAAATTAAGGAAGGCAACAATCAATTGGATCATGCAACCTTTGCATCAAATACATGACGATCAATATTTGAGCAGAAAATTTTGGCTCGATGCTAGTGATCGTTTGATGTACGAAGGTAAAGCACCAGAATTTAATGCCACTAAAGCGGCACGTATGCCAGCTTTCTTTGAACATGCAAACACAAATCTCCCTCAATACTCTTAAGCTTCACAACGAAAGGTTGGACAAGCTGTTAGTAAAACTTGAGGAAACCTTTGGGTGGGAACCTATCCATCCCAAAGAAGATGTACAGACAATTATGTACCGAGCTGGACAAGCCAGCGTTATTGAATATATAAAATCCATTATGGAAGAGGAAATTTAATGTGTATTTTTAGTAGACCAGCGTCTCCGCCACCACCACCACCTTTAGCTCCGAGTCCTCCACCACCTCCCGCACCTCCAACTCCTACTAAAGCTCCAGAAGCAATTGGTACTGATATGGACCCACAGGTAAGGAGACAAAAAAGTAAAAAGGATAAGAATCCTTATTCAAAAGGAACTAGATCCTTACGTATAAGTTTAGATCCACAGGTAAGTACAGGACAAGACACTCCATCTGGGGGAATTAATCAGTGAATACAGCACGTGAAAGATATGAAAAATTAACCAGTGACAGACATCAGTTCTTAGACACAGCAGTTAATTGTTCAGAACTCACGTTACCTTATTTAATTGACAATGATTTATCTACAAAACAAAACTATAAAAAACTTGTAACTCCATGGCAAAGTGTAGGAGCTAAGTGTGTAGTAACTTTAGCTGCAAAGCTAATGCTTGCCTTACTTCCTCCACAAACCACATTTTTTAAATTACAAGTAAGAGATGACAAGATTGGAGAAGAGTTACCACCAGAAATTAGAAGTGAATTAGACCTATCATTTTCCAAGATGGAAAGAATGATCATGGATTATATTGCAGCTTCTAGTGACCGTGTGGTCATCCACCAGGCACTAAAACATTTAATTGTTAGTGGTAATGCATTAGTTTTCATGGGTAAGGATGGTCTAAAAAACTATCCTCTCAATAGATTTGTAGTCAATAGAGATGGTAATGGTAACGTAATAGAAATAGTTACAAAAGAAATTATTAATAAGAAGGTATTAGGTATAGAGCTGCCTGAACCTGATCCCAAATCAGTAGTGGATGAAACTAAAAGCTCAGGATCAAACGATGTAGAGGTATATACCCATGTCCGACTAGATGATAAAAGTGGACGCTGGATCTGGCATCAGGAAGTGGATGATAAAATCCTACCTAACAGCCGTAGTACAGCACCAAAGAAAGCTAGTCCGTGGTTGGTCCTTAGATTTAATACAGTTGATGGAGAAGATTATGGAAGAGGTAGGGTAGAAGAATTTTTTGGAGACTTAAAGTCTTTAGAAGGTTTATCACAAGCTCTTGTTGAAGGAGCTAGTGCTGCTGCCAAAGTTATATTTCTTGTTTCACCTTCTTCCACAACTAAACCAGCAACCATTGCACAAGCTGGTAATGGTGCAATCGTTCAAGGTAGAGCAGAAGACGTACAAGTGGTACAGGTCGGCAAGACCGCAGATTTTTCTACTGCTGCAAACATGGCGCAAGCTATAGAAAAAAGATTACTTGAAGCTTTCCTTGTTATGAACATAAGGAACGCTGAGAGAGTAACAGCTGAGGAGGTACGCCTTACTCAGTTAGAACTAGAACAACAGTTAGGAGGGCTATTCAGCTTGTTAACGGTTGAGTTCTTAGTTCCATATCTCAATAGAACTTTATTAGTTTTACAAAGAAATAAAGAGATTCCAGCTATCCCTAAAGATTTAGTTAGACCACAGATTGTAGCCGGAGTTAATGCTCTTGGTCGTGGTCAGGATAGAGAAAGCTTAACTGCATTCATAGGAACTATTGCACAGACATTAGGACCAGAAGCATTGATGCAATTCATTAATCCAACAGAAGCTATCAAGAGATTGGCAGCGGCTCAAGGTATTGATGTTCTGAACTTAGTTAAGACTGAGCAACAGATGCAACAAGAAATGCAAGCAGCTCAACAACAACAAACACAGCAATCATTAGTTGACCAAGCTGGTCAGCTGGCAGGGACACCATTAATGGACCCACAAAAAAACCCTTCAGTAGCTGAATCAGTAGCTGAAGAACCACCACAACCAACAGAATAATATGGCGGAAACATTAACAGTTAATGATGCACCAGAAGATACTGGTGAACTATCAGCAGAAGAACAGGATTCCTTAAAGGTTGGTGAACAACTTATTAAAGAACAGGGTGAATTATTAGCTGGTAAATATAAAAATGCTGAAGATTTAGAACAAGCATATATTGAACTTCAAAAAAAATTAGGTGACAATGATGAAGCACAAGAAGAAACCGAAGCCACCAAAGAAGAAGAAGTATTAGAAGAAAAAACAGTTGAAGATAATTCAGCATCAACTTTAATTACTGAAGCATCTAAAGAGTTTTATGATAATGACAACAAATTATCTCCAGAAACTATAGAGAAATTTTCTCAGTTAGATAGCAAAGAATTAATAAGTGCGTACTTAGAAAGTATTAAAAATTCTCCACAACAAACAGAACAAGCTGAAACTGAACTAGCTCAAAAAGATATAGATAGCATTCATAAAACTGTAGGCGGAGAAAGTGAATACAGAAAACTTACTGAGTGGTCATCTAAAAACTTAACCGAGTCACAGATAACAAGCTTTGACAATGTTATAGCTACTGGTGACACTAGTCTTATCGAACTGGCAGTTGCTGGTATCAAAGCGAAGTATGACAACAGCAATGGATACGAAGGAAGGATGCTTACTGGTAAAACTACAAGTGCTACTGAAGTGTATAAGAGTCAGGCTCAGTTAGTTCAAGCAATGTCAGACCCTCGTTATGACAACGACCCAGCTTATAGACAAGATGTTATAGCAAAACTAGAACAGTCAGATCTTAACTTTTAATTATTAAACATAGTGGCGACCCGAATCGCATCGTCCTCGCCATATGTTTTTCCTACCCAAACCCGAACTATTATGAGAACTACCGAATACGGTAAACAAAATATTTATCCAATCGAAACTCCAGCGAGAGTTATCGAAAACTATCCAATTAACACCAATCCTTTTATGACAAACGAAGCAGAAAGATTTAATGGCTGGGCAGCAATGCTCGGATTCGTAGCAGCAGTAGGTGCTTACGTAACAACAGGTCAAATAATTCCCGGTATATTTTAATGGCAGCTATCTCAGTAACAAGAGGAAGCAGCTCTACCAACTGGCAGAGATTCTGTGAGTGGGTTACAAGCACAAACAACCGTCTTTATGTCGGTTGGTTTGGTGTCTTAATGATCCCTTGCTTATTAGCTGCTGCAATATGTTTTACTCTCGCCTTCATCGCTGCACCGCCAGTTGATATAGATGGCATACGTGAACCAGTATCAGGTTCTTTGTTGTACGGAAACAACATAATATCAGGAGCAGTCGTCCCTAGCTCTAACGCAATCGGACTACACTTCTACCCAATTTGGGAAGCCGCAACCTTAGATGAATGGTTGTATAACGGTGGACCTTATCAGTTAACTATATTCCACTTTCTCATTGGAGTGGCTGCTTATGCAGGAAGACAGTGGGAACTATCTTACCGTTTAGGTATGAGACCTTGGATCTTTGTAGCTTACATGGCTCCAGTCTCAGCAGCTCTAGCGGTTTTTCTCGTCTACCCTTTCGGACAAGGGAGTTTCAGTGATGGTATGCCTCTTGGTATTTCTGGTACTTTTAACTTCATGTTCGTATTCCAAGCAGAACACAATATCCTTATGCATCCGTTCCACATGCTCGGT